CAGATGGACCGACTGATCGAACTAGAACTTAAGAAGGTCGAACTGCTGCGCAAACTCAAGCGGGCGTACATGCTGGCCAACGTGGTCGGTGTGCACCCCAACCAGATCAAGGGCAAGCTGGCTGTTCTTGTCTACGAGTTACACGAGGCCATAGGCGTAGTGTGCGGACTAATTGAAGAACTGGAGAAAAACTGATGGACCTTATGAAACGACTGAGCAAGGCTAAGACCAGCCTGATCCTAGAGCACCCCTTCATTGGCAGCGTGGCACTCAACATGCCCATGTCACTGAGCGACGAGGTGCCCACCGCTGCGACCAACGGCAAGCGGGTACTGTACAACCCCGACTTCATCGAGCCGCTGACTGACGAGGAACTCAAGTTCCTTGTGGCCCATGAGTGCCTGCACCCCATGCTGGAGCACAACTACCGACGTGGTGCCCGTGACCCCAAGAAGTGGAACAAGGCCGCCGACTACGTCATCAACCAGCTACTGGTGGACGAGGGCATCGGCAAGTTCATCGAGGGTGGCTGTCTCGACCAGACCATCTACACCAACGGCGGTGGTACGAGCGATGGTATCTACAGCCTGTTGCCAGACACCGATGGTGACGGTGACAGCGACGGTATCGGCGGCACAGGCGACGACCTTGAGGACGGCGAGGGTGGCCAAGCCGAGCAGGCTCAAGAGGCTGCCGAGTGGAAGATCAAGGTGGCCCAAGCGGCGCAGGCTGCCAAGATGATGGGTAAACTGAGCGCCAACATGGCCCGACTTGTCGACGAGGTACTCAAGCCCAAGGTGGACTGGCGCGAGGTGCTGCAACGGTTCGTGCAGAAGGCCAAGAACGACCAGCGTACCTTCGCCAGACCCAACCGCAGGTTCCTGAGTCAAGGACTATACATGCCCTCAACCAGTGGCGAGGTGCTCGGTGAGTTGGTGTTCGCCGTGGATATGTCTGGTTCGATCAGTGACGCTGAGAAGAACCAGTACGCAGCGGAGTGTTGGCAGGTATTCGAGGACGGCAAGCCGTCTAAGATACACTTCATCTTCTTTAGCCACGATGTCTGTGCCCATGACATCATCGAGCGTGACGGTGACTTCGAGTTCAACCCACGTGGTGGTGGCGGTACGGCGTTCAGCCCTGTGTTCAAGCACATCGAGGAGCAAGGTATCGACCCTGCTGGTATTGTGTTCCTCACCGACCTGTACTGTCATGACTTCGGTGACGCACCTGACTGCCCTGTGCTGTGGGTGACGACCGGAGCAACAAGCGCGCCGTTCGGCGAGATCGTGGAGATGGAATGATGCGGGTCGGACTTACAGCGTCAGCCTTTGATATGCTCCATGCGGGGCTGTCGTCCACCCTACAGAGGAGCAGACTGACCGAATGACCAACAGACCAACAAACCTTGAGCCAGCGGTCGGGAGGCTGCTGGTCACAGCCGAAGGCTACACATGGGTAATTACGGTGGTCCACCCCGACGGGGCGCTTGATCTGCATGATCCGTCCCCCACAGCCTACGAGGAGCGCAACGCAGCCGTCCACACGGGGGACTGGATCGCCGCTGATATGGACACGCTGCGGGCCTATGCCCGCCTAACAGGGCTGGAATTACGATGATGAACACACTCATACTGATGGCGGCCATACTGATCGCCACTTTCTGGGTTGGCTTCCAACAACGGACGCTGACTACAACACTCAAGCGGTTGGAGAAAGTGGAGAGGCGGCTGCACTCAGCCAAGTTGACACTGACCAGCACTAAGCAAACCAACGAGGAACTCATGGCTGAGTCCCTGTCCCTCAAAGCAGTACTTACGGACGTAGCAAAGGGAGAAGCACATGTCTGGATTGAAGATGGTGAAGTCAGAGCACAGAAACGCGCTACTGGAGAAATACAGATACATTAACGTCGAGTACGACGAGTGGTGGGACTGTGTGTACGCAGACTTCAAGGAGGACATGCGAGAGGTTGGTATCTGGGTAGAACGTATTTACTTCACGGGGTTCTCGTCGCAGGGCGACGGGGCCTGTTTCGAGGGATCATTCGACAACCTGCGGACCTACCTTGACCATCACCACAAGGATCAGTACCCCATGATCCGCAAGCTGCTGGCGTCAGACGGTTACGTCTACGTCACGAGCAACCGCCGTGGGATGTACTGTCACGCGAACAGTATGGTGTTCAGCATCGAGCACGATACGCTCTACCGGCTGATCGAATGTCCGACGGAGTTTCACGAACAGATCGTGGATACATGGGACAGGCAGCTGGAGGACGAGGCTAGTGACTTCGAGAAGGACGTGATCGAGCAGTGGCGATCCTACATGCAAGACCTCTACCGCAAGCTGGAGGCTGAGTACGACTACCTCGTCAGTGACGAGGCGGTGTGGGACACCATCGAGGCTAATGAATTAGACATGGATGAGGAGGACTTAGATGAAGCTGCCTGAGATATGGGCGAGGTGCGACTGGTGCTACGAGAACGCACCTGAGATGGCCGGACACCCCACTCAGAATGTGGCGTGGGGCGAGCGCACCGGGTACTGGCTGTGCGAGGAGTGCTGGGTGGAGATGGAGGGCGTGGACGACGGGGCCAAGCCACCCTTGGTGTACGCCGACGACCTGATGTTGAGTACAGAAGACCAGCTCAACAGACTTATCGCTGCCGCGACGCGACGGCGACTTTCAACTTGACATAGTATACAAACTAAACTACAATACAGGAGAGTAATATGAGTAAGAGATCAGTGACCCTCGCACCTGCCCCATGGGGTGAGAGTGACGAGGACCGCGTATGGTACCACCTTGTACACAACAACTTATCGACAGCGGCAGAGGCCGCCGATGTTTGTGGTGTGCCTGAACAGTTTGCGCAGAGCCTGCTCGACAGGGTCGGCACACCACGAGAAGTATTTATTAGAGAAGCAGCGGAGAAAGCTACGACTACATCTACACTGGCCACACAGGTTGGCGGCAACCACTACAAGGACATGGGCATCCAGCCATGGCAGGCCATGGAAGCATGGCTCACACCAGACGAGTACCGTGGGTACCACAAGGGCGTGGCCATCGCCTACCTCGCACGAGAGCGGGACAAAGGCGGCCTAGAGGATATCAAGAAAGCTGTTCACCACCTGCAACGCCTTGTGGAGATGGCAGATGTCTGATGACCCGCAAGAGCGTGTTGGCCGCGGGCAATGGTTCAGCCACGACGGGCCGATTTGGATTGATACGTTGGGCGATGAATATCTGCTCAACTGCTACAAGACATGCTTGCGGCACGACAACCCGAAGGCGGAAGAACTGCTGGAGGAGATCAAGAACAGAAACATGGAATGGAGATTAGAGACATGACTGGATACCAACAAACATTTGGCCCTGTGGTCATTGAGTGGGACGACGAGCCGGGAAAGCTGGTGGCCAAGTGCCAAAGCGGACGGTTCGACTGCAAGGGGCGCATCAACAACGTCTGCGTTTGGAACAAGGGCAAGGACGGCAAAGGGCGTCAGCTGCCTGCTGACATGATGACGCCGGACTGGTGCCAGTACAAGGCTGGCGCGTTGGACGATGCAGAGGGGATGCGTGGATGACCAAATGGAAACTACCCGAGGGCCGAGCGCCCATGACTGACGCACCGGAACGGATGGGACAGCCCAGATTGGAAAGACGAAACGCACACGGCAGATTATATCAATGTATTGCGCCGCGCCCTGAACACCCCCGAAACCCGCGCCGCGATACTGGCGGACGCTATTAAAAGCAGCATATTGAAAGGACAGACCGATGACACCTAATCAGATTAAAGAAGCCCTTAAAAAACATGCCGATTGGCTGCGTGGTAAGGAAGGTGGAGCGAGAGCCAACCTTGATGGAGCCTACCTTGAGGGAGCCAACCTTGAGGGAGCCAACCTTCGGGGAGCCTACCTTGAGGGAGCCAACCTTCGGGGAGCCTACCTTTGGGGAGCCAACCTTCGGGGAGCCTACCTTCGGGGAGCCAACCTTCG